TCTATTCCTAGTTCTTTAATATTCTGATAGACTAGTTTTTGCCTCTCAAAGCCTTCTGGCATATCTAGGATAGTTTCCGCAAGATGCGGCGCTCTTTGAAAGAACCTCTCCGCATGAGTTTGTAACACTTGATGGAAATCAGGGTTTTTCTCTAACCACATTTCCCTCTTTATCTCCTCTTTGGCCCGTCTTTTGGCCTCTTCCATACCCTGCTGAATATCTGCTTTAGTGCTTTTACCAAACTTTTCTAACTTTTTCTCAAGGCGTTTATTATCGACATATGGCTCGGCATCATCCTCATCATCTTTCTGGCTTGACTTGGATTGTTTGGCCTCTTCTAGCTCTTTTGCTATCCGTTCCATTTCAGCCTGCTTTTGTGCTAGGATCCTCTCATATTTAGCTTCCTGAGCTCTGAAATTATATTCCTTATCATTTTGCTTAGGTTGCTCGGTTTTTAATGCTTCTGGATTTGTTGTTCCTACTTCTACTGACATTGCCCCTCCCCTTTACGCTGGCGTGCGATTTATTATTTGAATTAAACTAAAGATTTGAGTATATGTCAAGATCTTGTACACGGAGTAAAGCCAATATGCAAAAAAAAATTAGCAAAACCATCAATATTGCCCTGGAGTTGTCATACGAAGAAGCATGTTATCTATTATCAGGTGGTTTCATTCTTGCAGATATTCATATGGCAGAATTTATCTCTAATGGCTGCCTAGATGATATTGAAGAGAAAAAAACAGATAATGTACAAATCAGTGTAAAATTAGCCAACAAGGCAATAGTAGACCTACAATTTATGAAAGCATACCTAGATCAAAAGGGGAAAAATGAAATTAAATCGCCTTGAAACACACGACCGTTTAATACATTTCATGAAAGACCAATCGGCCAAAATATGGGAAGGAGCCGATGAATGTCTAAGACGCAATCCCGATTCTCTCAGATTGCAAGAAAAATGCCACTATATCTACATCTTTGCCCATCCAAGAACTGCTGATGATGGGGTCAGTAAAAGGCTTTTGTGGCAACCCAGACTTGTAAAGCCAAGCGCAGAGCCTAATTCCTATCTATTCAGGGCTCAATCTCATACTGATATCTTAGAGATATGCTGGCTTTTACCCCCTCGAGAATTATGGGGACAATATGACATGGGAAAAGTCTGTGAATCTAATTGGGCGGCGTGGAGCATAGAGCAGTTTAAGAATAACAAAAAAGAACTTGAGAAGCCATTTATAGACGATCTTACAGATGAGCAAGCGGTTAATATATTTAAGGAGAGTTTAAGAGAGGCAATAGCTTCTAAGCGAGCGATTTCGGAGGCTTCTTCATCTGTTTCTGACTGACGGCCTGCATGCCCATACTATCGCCGCGCATTGTGCCTATCTTGGCCACTATCCCTGTACCGTAGTAGTCTCCTAGACCTTTTTGAGATTTAGGTGTATGAGCTTGGCCACTATAGGTTTTTTTGGGTTTCTTCATTTAATCTCGATTGAATTCCAAAAATTAATTTGATCTATCCACCATTGAGGAGGATCTTGTACGATTTCATGAGCTTTATCTATCATCTCTTTAAGTTCTTCTTGAGTCATGAGGTTATTTTCCATTTCCCGCAATTGCTACATTCTCTATTAGTTGTTGTAATTGAATGACCACATTTCATGCATATCAAAAGCCATCTCATTGCATCATCATCCAAAAAAGACAATTTTGGCAGACATCATCTCTTTTGATCTCATAGCCACAAGAATAACAGAGAATCGTCACTCAATATACTCTTGCTCGAGTTGTTTATCTGGAGCATAAGCGACCTCCATCGTATTAACTCTACCAAAAGGCATTGTAGCTACGCGCTGTTTGGATGGCCCTTCATGGCCTACAGGATTGCGAAATCCTACACCTTGATGATAGCCAGTGTTAACGTAGCAGCTTGAGCGCTCATCATAGGGAGGTTGTCTAAAATCCCAGGGTGATTTCTTATTTTTACCCTTTACACGCGCTATTGGATCACTAAAACCTGTCTTCATCTTCACCTCCTTTTTGAACTAAATACCCTACCATGCGTTCACAATTAGGGCATATTACTTCCTCATAACGACTCTTATCTATCGATTTCATAAGTTCTTTACACCAAGGACAACAAAAACTTATAAGACATAAGGCATCTTGAGGTACAATGGTATGGAATTTCAATTTCACTTCGAATTCTTTCATCTTACCTCTAAAATTTGGGGTTTGGCCGGCTCAGCCTTTAGGATCAACCCTCAATCTCCCTTGAGTCGATAGGAAAAACCACTATCACTTGGCCACTCAAATTTAACGTAAGATGCAATAGCATCTCCGCATCTGTTTCCACATAAGTGGATCAGTCTCAATGATGGAAGAAGCAAGTGTTCTCACAGGTCATTTCTTGCTTTACTGCCTGCCCAGTAGCTGCGAGGCCAAACCGAAATTAATTTCTATAGCCAGTCTTTAAAGGACGACCTTTAAGTTTCTTAACGCCTTCCATTTGGACATGGCCTATTGCTTCTTCTGTATCCTCATATTTTGCCAGTGCTCCTGCTCCTTCTTTCTCAGAAATTTGCTTCATTTTAGCACCATCTGGCAAAGGAACATTTTTTCCACGAGAGCCTGCCCATGATTTGTGATCGTCAATACGTTGTCCACTCATTTTTTTAAACCTCCGAGCCCCTATGACTCTGATTAAATTTCTTTCTTTATAACATCATATCCATATTCTTTCAAGAATTGTTTGGGTGATTTCAGTCTTCAGAATTAAGTCCCAGCCATTTGCGTTTGATTTTGAGGAGATATTCCCGTGGATCCCCCCATATTTTGCCCCTGTCCCAATATTTTTGAAAGGAATTCATTAGCAGCCGACCTATTTGTAGCATCGATCTTATCCCTATTTTCATTAACTTCTTCACGATAATCAAAACTTTCAATCTCTGAGTTTTTAAGTAAAGTTTCGATCTCGCCATACTTCTGAATAGCCTCAAGAAGTTTGGTAGTGGCCTCCATTTTTTCTTTCACAGAGCTGGCATGGTTCTTACTTATCATACTTAATCTCTCTTCGAAGAGACCAATATTACTATCTGATCTGCTATGACGTTCGCGCGCCATAGCAATATTATTTGCAGCTTTTGTTGTTAATTCTTGCAATTTAGCTTGTTCAAACGCATGTTGTACCGCCGTTTGTTCTTGTTGGAGTTGACTTGCCTGTTCCTCTTGCTGCTGTAGGAATTGCATAATCTCGGCTTTACCCTGTATGTTCATATCTTTGATGATCATCGAAGGAGGCAATACCTCTCTGCCAAAAGAGGCGTTGATATCCATCATCTGCTGAGCTTGTAGATTTTTCTGAGTAGGAGTCAAAAGTCCTTCTTCCACTACCGTTTGATATTTAGCAAAGATACGGGAGAAGAAATAAGGGGATGGCTCTTCCCCTATCATGAGTTGAATCTTAGGCGCTTCCCAGTTGAGTAAAGCTATATTTAGCATCCTCTCGAAGAGAAGCTTCAATGAGTAGTCCCATTGGTCAAAATACTTTTGGAAAACCATCAGATTAGCCGCTTGCTTCATGAGCAAGGTTAAACTACTGATTTGCTTGTCTTCTTGGCCCGACCAGTTCTCTAGATTGATTCCAGAGGTCTGGAAGATAAGATCGGCCATCTGTTGGGCCAATGCTAGGTCTGACTCGGGAACAGCGCTAGGAATCAATTTCTCGCAGTCTGCAAGCTCGTAACCTTCATTGATAATAACATCCCAGCCCTGGCCAGACTTCTTGAGGTTGTCCTCATTAGCAACAGCACCTATCTTGCGCTTCCATCCTGCGTTGATCGTCGAAGCTACTATGTCGTTGTTGGTTATAACTTTGTAATTAAATAGAAATTGAGGATCGCGCATAGTCCTAATAAGAGAGCGCACACGAAGATCATAGTAATTAATATGAGGTTCGTAATTCCAGAATACAGGAACAAAAGGACACCCATCAAAACCCAGCGGATTATCACCCTGAAACATGAGCTGATCATTAAGAACAACCGCCAGCTTCCAACAAGGCACTTCCACAGTAACCTCTTCCATATCTGGAATGTTGTAAAGCAGCATTTCGAGCTGGCCGTCACCGCCCGCGTAATCAAAGAACTGATTGCGCGACCGAGAGTAAAGCCGCTTCTTCTTCCTGTGCCATTTGTACCATACATAAGACAACACCATTAAATCATTACGGGCCATGTTATAGTTTTCAGGTAAAAAATAAAAACTACCATAGCGTTGAGGAGTTCCCGCCATAGGGGTAATAGCTTCCCTCTTATCAGGAAATCTCGCCTCTGCCTCTTTCTTGGAGATATATTCCTGACACCACACGAACTGAGCATCGCTCATGTCGGGATTGCGGAAATAGGGATCTACCAAGAAGGAATTATATTCCCATATCTTAAGCTTTAGCTGCCCCTGTGCCGCATCGTCTCCAGTATAATCCAAAAAAGGCTGAAGTAGAACGAAGCCAGATACAGCGGCCAGCTCACACGCCTTAGAAAATTGTTCATGGATTGCCTCAGTGTTTGCTACATGCATCATAAGACGCGTGTATTGGTCTGTAGTTGTAGGATCGGCCCCTTCAATAGGGACATATGTGACGGATTTGCGGTGTTGTCTCTGATAGCCGGTGATCATGTTTACAGGCTGCTGGACAAGATTGAAGTAATATTGCTGGTAACTAGTCGTGGGCGAGAAGTTGAAATAGCGATTGACAAATGTTTGGGAGCCGGCGTAAAATAGCGTGTCTATATTGGATTGGTTCCATCGAATTTGAGGTCTAGCGCCCCTGTTTCATAACAGGGGCGCTAGACCCGGCTTTGCTCGATTGGTTGAAATTTCGAATAAAGATTATCTAACCATTGTCGAACGTTCCCTTGTGACGGCTCCAATGCATTATTCCACGGTGGGTAGTAAAACGCGATAAGTACCTCTCTTTCAATCCTTTAGATTGTATTCTTCTGGAAAATTGAGTTTATCTTTTATTCTATATTTCATATAAGCTATCCGATCATAGTTTCTTGCCGCTTCTAATATACTGGTATGTGCAGCTAATTTTTTCATTTTGCCGTCTATATGTGTGACACTATGCCATCGTCCTTTTCTGTTAGGACCGTCATATCTTTCTTGCCATTGAACACCATAATACTCAGCATTTTTGAAATGCTTTGATCTCTTTTTTATCATCATATCGTTGATGTTATCTTGACGGGTACCTAGAAAGAGATGGTGAGGATTTACACACGAAGGATTATCGCATTTGTGACAAACAAATTGATTTTCTGTGATAGGGCCATTGTGAATTATCCATGAAACGCGATGGGCATTTGTTGATTTTGCAGCTGAAGTGCCGATTCTTCCATATCCTTGACGATTTCTATAAGCTGTCCAAATCCAACAAGATTCAGTTTTTTTAACTTTCGCCCAAAATCTCTCTAACAACGACTCAGTTATTTCAATAACACGATGCATAAAACCTCCAAAAGAGGAGGAATTATACCAAGGAGTGTTAGATAATGGAATCGAAAAGGCCAAAAATAACCTCGTGGGATGTAAAGCGCTTTACATTTAACATACCACTAAATTATTTATTATAGCAAGCCTAGGCTGCTTTTCTTATCTCTATTTCGTAGCCAAATTCTCTGCCATATTGCTCAATGAATGTGATTGCCCATATTAATTTATCGATTACTCGTTGGCCTGGTCCATGATGAGACGACCACAATTCAAGATTTTCGATTCTATTGTCTAATTTATCACCATTGATATGATGTACGGTTTCATAAGGCAACAGTTCTCTGTCCAGATCTTTTTCCATAACACGACGATGTTCTAATTTATTCCCAATTACTAGATATCCGCAACCATTTATATTACCTTCTCCATTTCTTCTTCTTTTTCTTATTTTATGATATTCTGAATTACTTATAGGAAATCCTTTTTTAATTCTGTGATATCTTATGCTGTTACAATTCACATTACAGCAAATGGTATGTGTTTTTTTTGATTCAAAATATGTTTCACAGACTGGACATATTTTCTTTAACCCCTTGTCCGATGTTACGTAACCATGTTTTTTCCTATATGAATATCGTTTACGACATCTTTCTGAACAGAATTTTTGATTATTTATTGTTTTTTTAAACTCTTTACCGTCTGTGGGACAAATTGGCACGCATCATCCTAAAATTTTTACCATGAAATCATAGATATAAAACATATGGTAAATATTTTCAATGATAGAATAAACATCTCATAAGAATGCCAAAAGTCAATTATATGAGGTGAAATTAGCCCTTTTTTTCACCTCATAGAAATGACAAAATGCAGCAAGTGCTGCATAATTGTCCCACTGCCCGTTGGACTATTTATGCAGACGGTGTCGGCAGTTTTATTTTGTCTATTATACTGGACACTTTCAAGAAAAGAGGGCTTCGCTATTTACACGAGCCCCAAGACGAATCTACACATGGCAGATCGAAAAAAGAATCGCTGATTCGCCAGGCTGGCTCAGCGAGAAGCCTTTTTATATTCCTTACCATTGGTAAGGAACGCTTTTAATCCCTCACATAAGGCAAAATATCCGCTAAATCAGCAGTAATAGCTCCATTGCCATAATCCCCTTGTACTAAGCTCTGCAATCCGTAACCTTTGGCCGTAAGACAGGCAAGCTTTGTTTGATTGCTTATAAAGTAACATAGAATAAAATCCACCTCACCAGGGATATTGTCCCTATAGCACATAAAATCTTGAGACCAAGGAATATCATTGCCTATTGGAAATCTAAATATTTTCCCTATGTACTGTTTTGAATCAAAAATTTGATCTTCTGTTGAAGCGGTTGTGCATAAAATCTTGCTGCAATTTGTCATGGGCGGTGTAGTCGTAGTTTGGAACTTTGTGCGTATACACCGCATAACGGGCTGCGTCAATGCAGTGATCGTCCTTTTTAAGCGGTTCATCATCCCCTTTTTCAGAGGCTTTTGGATCCCATACATACGATTCTATCTCCCTTATAGTGTTAGTGCATTCAGCGCATACAAACAGATTGCCCGCTCTCATCTCAGAGGTCATATAGATGATGCCATTAACGACATCGTTATCAGCATCAATGACATGCAAGCCACGTTTACGTAGCTCTAATTTGAAAGCGGCAGCGCTTGGGTCGACATATATCCCATTTACCCCATAAGGTTCAAGAAAAGCCTGCACATCGTCTGCATATTCGCTATTCGTCTTTTGCCGGCCCTGCTTGCGTGAATCCCAAACATATTCTTTCTCAATCCAGCGGCTTTTGCCATCTTGAGCATAACGCCCCGTGCTGATGCCAATAAGAACACAGGCAAAGTTATTAACTGTGCCATAATCTATCCCTGCTATCCAATATTCAGCAGCACGAGGAGGTTTTTGCACTACATGATCGGGTTTGTTAAAGAAGTCAAAGATAGCGCCCTCTGCAAGACACCACAAACCAAGATAATTTCGTTTGTAAAAAACCCCACTTAAGCTATTCTTTAGCCGTAACTTATAGCTATCTAGGAGGAATGGGTTATCGTCTAATGTGTAATGCAATGCGTAGTAATTAGGGTCTCCCTCGCCGGCTTTGTCAATCCACTTTTTGATTTTGTGATTTGGATGTGTGGGGTTAAGAGTGGCCCATCCCATACTATGTGGATTAGAGAGACGGGTATCGATTGTGTCGATAATAGATTCAGGGAATAAGGTCATCTCATCGCCATAAAAGCGTGAGAATGTGGCTCCTTGAAACTTACCAACTGATCCTTCATCCCTAGCGCCCAGCGTTGTGATAGTCTTATCTCGAAATTTAAGTTGT